ATCTCTGATCACTTCCCGATGCGTCTGCATTAACTTCGTAACCTCCCCTAATCGTCGCGTCTCCAATCATCGAGGCTTGGCATCGTCCTGCGGTGCTTGCACCACAAGCCGACCAAACCAATTGCAGTCAGGCCGAGCGCGATTTGCGCCAGCGTGACCAGTTCATGAAAGATCGCTATCGCTTCCTCGCTCATTTTCTCCCTCACTGCCTTGCCAATAACCAAACAATGACCACGATCGGCGCGAGAACCAACGCGCAGTTGATGATGAAATCGAGCCACTTGATCGGCATCGTGGGATCATCGGCGCGTCGTCGCCGACGCATGAACTCGGCGTGACGCCGTTGTTGTTCCTCTTCGTTAGACATACTTGCCATCCTTGCTCAGTGTTCGAATGCGTCTGGCGGGAATGCCGGCGTAGAGTCCACTCGGTTTGGTATTCTTCGTGACCACGCTGCCGGCGGCGATCACGCACGACGATTCGACCGTCACCCCCGGCATGATGATGACATGCGCGCCGATCCAAGACCCGACCTTGATGTTGACTTGGGCCTCGGTGTGCTTGCCCGCCCTGCACCGCTCCGATCCGATCAAGTGACTGCCGGTGATTACGCGCACGCCGGGGCCGATGAACACGTTGCTTTCGATGTTGATTTTATCGCAGTCATCGAACGCGCAATTGGCGTTGATGAACACGCCGTTGCCCAGCGTCATGCCCTTCGGGTAGTTGAAATTCGAGTTCTCGAAAATGCAGCAATCCTTGCCCATCTGCATGCCCGCCAATCGCAACAGCAAGGTCCGTGTCGGGATCGGCAGGAAGCCGGACGCCTGCACCGAGTTGAATGACGACACGAGGAATCGGCGAAGCACTGCCTTGAAGGTCAGCGGCTGGCGTGTCATTGCAGCCTCCCCTTGCGCGGCAACATCCCGACCAACCGGCCTTCCGATGACGTATTCGTTGGGAAACGAATCATCGGGCCTAGATGCGGCTTGCCTTTGTCTCGGATGATCTCGCGGTGCCCGGTGATCAACCCGGTTTCGTTGTCCTCGGCTTGAAACATCACCACTTCGACTCGGTCAGGATGATTGCGCACGCCTTCGTCTACGATCTTTTGCATTTCGTCGGCGCTGATCTTGCGCGCCTTCTCGCCCCTGTAGTCGAGCGTCCATGCCTCGGTGAAGTGCACATAGCGCACCACGTTGAGCCATTCGAACGCCGCTTTCATCAGCGCGATGGCAAGGTCTTTGTTTTCGAGCGGCGGCGTCAGTTCGATCAATTCCTCGCCGCCTTCGGTGATCATGTGCCAGATCGGCGCGACTTCGCCCTTCTCGCGCATCATGATCTCGGCGAAGCTCGACGCCTTGTCGATCAGTTGCTCAAGATCGCGCTTGCTCATTGCGGATTGATCTCCTCAAGTTCTTCGCGCACCGAAAGCTTGATCAGCTTGATCTTGATGCGCGAGTCATCGGCGATCTCTTGTGCGATCGGTCGCAGCGATTCGATCCGCTCCATATCCGCGCCGACCATCGGAATGGTGTTGCCATTGCTCATCGTCAATGCAATGACGCCCTCGCCGGTTTCGTCGGAGGAAATGAAGGCGTACAGTTCATTGATGCGGTCTTGCCGTCCGTGCTCATTTCTCATTGTGGTTTCCTCGCTCGCGTGGTGTCGGCGGGATGCGTCTGACCTTCGAAGTCGATGTTGCAGACGTTGCACTCGTGACGGCGGCACCACACCTGCAGGCCCCATTGCGTCCAACCGACGTCAAGCCGCGACCATGATTGCGGCGAATGGCCCTGCGGCATGTCCATGAGGCACAGCCCGCAGTGAATGAACGCGCCGATTTCCAGCGTGTTGCCGACGCGCTTTACGCCTTCCGCTTTCGCTTCTGGAGCCGCTTCGCCGCCGGTTTTTTCGGAGCCTTTTCCTGCTTTGCGAGCCATGCGCGTGCGATCTCCCGTTCTTTGTCGATGTCGATTTCCTTTTCGACGGTCCACGATTCTTTGTAGCCGATCGACGTCATCAGCCCCATCACGGTGCGGTGCTGCGGGTTGCGTGTCTCGCCGTGAAACAGCGCTTCAAGGCAACTGTGCGAAAGCCCGCTGATCTCGGCGGCAATGCGCAGCCGCTTTTTCTCGACGCCGATTCCGACGTCCTGCAGCGCGGTTCGCATCACGTCGATGACAGGGTTTTTGTCGATGTAGCGATAGGTTCGCAAGATTCGGAGATCAGCCATTCGCCGACTCCGTCGTCGGTGTCTCTGTCAGCTTCTGACCCTTGGCGGTGAGGTGCCAGCCGTCGCCGACCTTCTTGATGACCGCGTCGGTCTTGGCGCGCTCCATGATGCCGCTGACGCTCTTGGGCGACATGCCGTTGCGTCCCAACGAGTCGCGAATTTGGATCGTGCGCAAGCCCGGTGTTTGCGTCAGGATCATCACCAGCGCGGCGCGGGCCACGCCCGGAGAAGCACGCTTGCCGTTCTTTCTCTTGACCGGCGGAGGAAGCGCCAGCGGCTGTTGCACGCCCATTTCCCGCGCCACCTTGTCGGCGAGCGAGAATATCTTGCCGTTGGCCTTGATCAGATGCTTTTTCTTGAGTTCGCTGATCGCGCTGTAAAACCGCGTCTTGCTGCCGCCGACCGCTTCGCCAAGGATGCTGCGGCTCGTCGGGCCTTTCATCAGCAATGCCATGATGATCTCTTGCGGGTTGCCGTTTGCTGGCTTCTGCGCGGCCGGGCCAAGGTCCAGATCGACCTTCGCAACACCGACCATCATGTGCAGTTGCCGCAGCACGGCACCGACTGCGATCTCTTCGACTTCCAATCTGATGGGAAAGAGTTTGGGCATCGCCACTCCTATGCGTGGAGTTTTCAGCGATGTGCAGGCGTGCGTTGCTGCGCACGTTTGGTAAGAGACCCGTCACACGCTTTAAACTTTTTTTGGAACCTAAGACCTACTTGACATACGCCAGCCGCCAATGGTTGTAAACCACCGATGACATGGTAAAGGTTAGCCGGGCCAATTTCACACGCCCATTAACTTGGCCTGCCGGGATCAACCCACCCCATCCCCGGCAGGCATTTTTTGTTTTGGACACAAAAAAATAGCCCCGCCGAAGCGGGGCCAAGGTTCGGGAGGAACCGTCAGGATTGAATTTCTTTGTCCAGGGGACCAGGTCTTCACCAGGTCGATCGAATCAAATCCACCTCGTTTTTTTGCTGCACTGCGTTCAGAATTGCGCGGAGGCTTGAAAATATCCGCTGTTGATCAGCAATGCGGTCGCATCGCCTGCGTTGAGTCCAGACGCGACGACAGCATCAAGCTCTATCATGTTCGGGAAAACCCCGTTCGCATTGAGCGCGCCGATATTGATGCCGCTGGCGCTCGCCGAGCGCAATTGAAAGGCACTACCGGGGAAAATGCTGAAAGCTGGAGCGACCCGCATCGGTGTCGGAATGAAAGGCCACGGGATCAGTGCGTGGGCTGCCGTATAACACTGCCCGATTAGAACGTCAGAAATTGTGGACATCCGCTGCAAGTAGCGACGGCACATTTGCAACTCATCCTGCATGTGCCGGGCCACAAACGGCGAGCGTTCCGCCGATGGGGCCTCGTTGCCGGGTGTCACCTGCACGCCAGTGAGCCACACGCCATCGGCGGCAGTCGTATAGAAATTCGATTGAGCACTAGACGCGATGCCGCTCGTGGTCCAAGTGTTGATTGCAGGAGCGTAATAGAACGAACCGCACATAAAGCAGAAAGTGAGATACATCCCGATGGCATTGGTGATCAACCAAGTCCCGGTGACATCGCCGGGGAAGGTTATCGTCTTATATTCCCACGTGACCGCAGCGTTGACGGTGAATGGCACGACATAGCAGCGATTGGTCGCGCTGTTCCTGATGGATACGTGCGCGGTGCCGGCGTGTGAGGCAAAAATCCAAAACGACACCGTGACCGGCGACGCCGGACTAAACCCAAAGTTAAGCCGGGCGCAGCGATACCCCTCGATGCAATACATGAAAGCGGCGAGATCATTGGTGCCGATCGAGGTTGCGCCGGGATTGCATTGCAGCAAGAGCGAATTTGGAAACCCAATTTGAGTATTGCCTTGTTGGGCAAGTCCCCAAAGCGCCGACGCGTTTTGGCAAGTCGCCTGCCACATATCGATGCCGTAGGCGGCACCGCCATTTGGAATGTTGGCACCGGACCCAACCCCAAAAAGTTGGTTCACTTCCATCCCGCCGTTGATTTGAATGCCGGTGTAAGCCATCGCATCGAACGGCGCGGCGAAAATATTCTGTCGTGCCTGCTGGCGCTGCGAAACGCTGAGCGCTTGCGCGGCGTCATAGCGCACCATCCGATTGTCGGCGTATTGCTTTGTCGCTGGCTGCAATGACGTTGCTGGATCAGCGCTGAGCGTCAGCGCCCCGGTTAGCGTGCCACCGGCTATCGGCAACACCGCCGACCATGCTGCGCTCAAACGGCCATAGCTCGTGCCGTCTGACGGAGCATCAGGCAGGCCACCCGGCGGCCCAACCAATGACGTGCCCGGCGGCCAAGCGCCGCCTGCTTTCGGGCCAAAGATGAAATGTGTCGTGGTGTTGATGTAGGTGTCACCGTCGCGACCCGCCGTAGGAGTTGGATCAGCGCCACCATAAATGATTGTATTGCCATCGATGCCGTCGTCGCCGGTTATTCCTTGCGGTCCCGGCGGACCTTGTGTCGGCACGCTGATCGCTTCGACTTCGAAATCAGCCGTAACAACAATGTCGTCGTCAGGCTCTGCAAGAATCGTGACGTCTGAGTCGGTCGATACGATGACGTCTTCCAAGCTCATGATTGTTTACATCCCTTTCAGCTTGGTTACATCACCCCATACCGCGAGCGTTTCTTTCAAAATCTCGTCGGTCTGTTGGCCCGCGTCATCCACTGGCCATCTCGTTGGCTTTCGCCCGGTCGCGCACCAATCGATATACCCCTGATCTGACTCATTGACCGTGAGTTGACGTTCGCTGGAAAACACCCTCCCGTCGTCTGCGAGCCAATACCAATGACCCGGCTGAAACATGAAATGCGCCTGCACTAATCCATCGTCTTGGGCCAATGTTTTAACTCCCTTTTTTTGTTAGCCGTACGTTCCAAATGTAACTACCACGCCTGCGATCGTGCCCGGATAGTAGTTCACACCAGCGCCACCCGTAACGATATTGGCGTTGTTGCTGACGAGATATCTTTGTCCGGTCACGTTGCCCGCGCCGGTCAGTGACCCGAACAGGAAAGTCACATTCGACGCAAATGCACTGGTAACAAAGGCACCAGCAAAACTGATTGGCCCCGGAATGCTAACGAGCGGGCCACCGTTCGAATTGATGATGAATGTCCCGCTTACCCACGCGAAAACGAAGCTCCCGTTCATCATCGGATTGCCGGCAGCACCGCCCTTGATGGTCCAATGACTTGTAGGCTGATAATTCGAGACCAGCGCACCGGCTTGCGTCGAAATATGCGCGCCCATGCACGGCCCGAAATTAATTTCACCGAGTACAAAGGTCGTCGCTGCACCATAGGCAGAGAAGTTGCAAATGGCGTCGGCATTCGGAGCCGAGCCAGAGCAAGACAATTCAAAGCCAGAAAAATAGTACAAGCCGACGCCACCGGAGGCAGCCGTCTTAAAGCACGAGGAATTGACGCCAACAACTTTGCAGTTGGCCGGGTTTGCGTCATTGCCTTGAAGGAAAACAAATCCAGCGCCGTTGATCTGACGAATCCAAGCTGGCGCGTAAGTGCCATCGGCCACATGGATGGTGACGTTAAAACCATTCTGGTTATACAGCGGGATTTGGTCGCACGCATGTTGCAGCGTCTTGAACGGGCCGTGAATGCCAGTGCTAAACGCCGCCGTCAGACCATCGTAGGCATCACTGCCCGTGGTGCCGTTGACATAGTAGTCCAGATTGTTTTGCAGATAGACTGGCGCACCGGGCGAGCGCTGCATCCATGCCAATTGAAAATTCACGCCGTCGTACACGAACGCCTCAAAAGCGCCGGGCCACAGTTCGGCGTTGCCGAGCGCACTGCCATCAAAATGCACAACATTCTTTGGCCCAAGTGCATTGAGATTGAGAACTGACGGGCCGGTGTTCTTGTTGGCGATCTTCAAGACCACCACCATGCCCGCATAATACGCCAGCGGCGGCGGGTTCAACGTCGCCTGATATGCGTTCGCCGTACCGGCATCGATGCCAAACCAGATCGCTCCAGATTGCAAGGCGCGGGCAACTTGCTGTAGATCGGAGTTGCTAGGGATCAGCGTGGATGCCTTGATCAGATTGACAAGCTCGCGCTGCGGAAATTCGATCGACGCCGCTGGCGGAATCGAACCCGGTGAGCCGGTCGCCGGATTGCCGTTGGTGTACGGCGTATCGCCCCATGTCACTTCCGGCGGTCTTCCATACGGCTGATTGTAAAGCATCTTCCTTACCTCATCTACTTGCGCCGGGATTGATCACGAGGGAGCCCGACCAGATGCGAAGCTTGCTTGCGCCTTGCATGCGGATCAGCGAGTGCTCGTAAGCACCGATTTGCAGTTGCACGAGTTGCGCCTGTGTGATTGTCACCGTGAACTTGCCGTTCGGCGCGTCGGTGATGGCGAGCCCGCCATTCTCGGTCGTCAGCAACATCTCTTGGTTGACGTCTTCGGCGCGAAACCGAATCCCCATCCGCATCGTGTTGCCGGTGATATCAATCGGCGGGCCTGCCGAGCCGTCATCGTTGAGCGTCTGATAGATGAAGCCGCGAACGAAATCGGCATCGTTTTCGCAAGTGATGTTGACGATTGCCATTTACGGAGTCCCTGCCATGGGATCGTTCGGATTGGTCAAGCCGCCGAGATCGAAAACGATCTGCGTATGCGCGGGCTTCCAGCGATCGAGGATGCATTCGACGTCTTGCGGGATGCCGATGCGCAAGTGCGGATCAACGCCGCACTGGCCGGACGCGCAGCGAAACCATTGCAGCGTCGTCGCCGAAATGTGCACAGTCCAATAGTAACGCATCTCTGGCGGGCCTAAGCCGTAGTTCGGCCACTCGCTCAGTTTCAGCGTCATTCAATCCTCATCTAGTGGAAACCGACACCGCTCACAGTCGCGGTGCCCGCCGCCGTGCCTTTCGCGGCTGCGGTTGAGCGGCCCACGCCCGTCGTGATGCTGCCGATGTTCTGTGCATTACCTTGCGCAATTGCCGTTGAACGGCCGGTCGCGGTCGCGGTGACAACACCACGTGCATCAGCAAATGCGACACCGGGTGTCGTCGATCGACCAGCACCGTTTGCAGTGCTGACGCCAGACGCGAGACCCACTCCGAATATGGGACTATTCCCGATCGCCGTGCCCGTGCCAGCGGCGTAACCGACACCTTCGTGGCCCGAAGGTGCCGTCAATTGTCTGCCGAGCGGATCGCACACCGGCAACCAACCTTTGACAAACATATCGTTGTAGTAGAGCGGCGGCGGGCTGGCATCATCGCCATAGACGCGATTGTCGCCGCAGCGATCGATGCCAACCATGAATGGCCGATACTCGGTGATCGTGATGTCGTAACCAAGAAACTTGACGAAATCGATATAGAACTGGCGCGACTGCGAGCCGTACAACGTCATGCGCGCGACGAGCGCTTTCTGTCTTTCGTCGATCGATTGCGGCGCGGTGTAACAGGGATCGGGCAATCCCCAATTGCGTTCCCAATCAGGAAGTAGCTCGACCGTCTGGCGCGGATCACTCTCGCGCTCAAGAAGGTCAGCCGCGCGCCCGTCAACGTATCCCCAATAATTGCACAGCCCATCGCACGATTGCCACAGCGTGCTTTCGAGCGAGTGCTTCGGCCATGCCTGACCTTGCGGCAATAGCTCAAGGAAAGCGTCGCGATAGTCGCTGCCCGCTCTGCGCAGATGCCGATCGCTCATGACAGCGTGTAGGTGATTGTGCCGAGCGTCGCCATGTAACCGATATCGGTCATGACAAAGTCGGTGTTGGTGACGAGATCAAACGAGATCACGCTTGGCGCTTGCATGATCGCCGCGCTGACCCATGCCGAGTAGATTGTCTGGCCCGGCTTCGCCATCATGAACAGCATCGCCTCAAGCTGAGCTTGAATCTCGGCTTGGGCTTCCGTGGTGTTCGGATTCAGATTGTTGATCGTGATGTTGATGAACTGCTTGATCGGTGCCGCCACAAAGCAATCCTTCACCGTGACCGGCCGCTTCTGATCGATGTAGGCCGCGACCGCCGCAATATCGGCCGGCAATGGGAAGCCGCCGTTATCGGCGCGCAGATCGTCCATCATGAAGCGCACCGTCATCGTGCCGATGCCTTGCTCGACATTGGCCCACGCCCGCGTCACGCCGGGAACGGCGAGCGCCCATGTGACATAGTCGGCTTGCGCGCCGCCCATCGGCGGATTCTGGATTCGCTGCAGAATCCTGGCGCGTAGTTCATCGTCGGTTTCGGTGTCGGTGCCGCCGACCAGATTGAAAGCGAACGCCGTATTCGACACGCCATCAACAGGCGGGTTGATACTCAAACCGCTGCCGTCCGGCAGATTGCCGAAAGCACCCGCGTCAACCGCGCGAATGTTGCCGGTGACTGGCGCAACGGCCGATGTCGTGATGTTGGTCAGCGTTTCAAACGTCACCGTGTCGAATGGCGAGTCGCTGCCGGCCGGCATCGCGGCGGCGCTCTGCATTGTTGTGTGCGCCGGAATGACAGTGCCGTCGATGATGCCTTGAAACTGCGCTGTGCCGGACGCGAGCGTCGCCAGCTTGCGGCCGGTCGAGCCGTCGGCATTGACCAGCCAGATTTGGCCGTGCCGATCGAGCCATTCGGTTTCGGCGGTGTCGGGCAATAGCTGCAACGAAAGCCAGTCGATGTACTGCAGCGTCAGATGACAGAGCGCGCCCTGATTGTCGGACATGACGCGCAGCACGCTATTCGGCACGTTGGCGTCAGCGCCCGGCAATGAAGCATTGACAGCGTCGCGAACCAGTTCACGAACGCTGCGCAGTGTCGGCGTTGACCACGGCATCTATTGCCCCATGCTGTCCCACAAGATTTGATATTGCATCTCGATAGGCCGCTGCGGGCCTCGATACAGCCGCAACAGAGCATCGACACGTTGAGGACTGACGCGCGTTGTCCAGACGGTGAAGCTCGTGCAAATCTTTCGATCGACAAACGGCTGAATGCAGGCGCGGATGTAGTTTTCAACCAGCATCAAGGTCGAGCCTTGGCGGGCCGATGCCGGATTGATTTTCGCGCGCCGCAACAGCCACAGCTTCGAGCCGATCGGCCAGCCATTCCAAATTTCTTCGGCGTCGAGATCGCCCCACCAACCGCAACGATCGGTGCTATCCGGGTCTGGCAATTCGTCTTGATCACTTGCCAGCGCGTTGGTGCCGAGCGCGACGCAAACCGCCGTCGCGAGCGCCTTGGTGTCGTCGAGCGTGCCGTTTGGCAGAAGCGACCAATCCAGCGTCACGGAATATTGCGGGAAGAAATTGTTCTGGACGAGCCGGATATCGGGAACGTCAGACGGCATGCGTCACCCGATCTTGCCCTTGGAGTTCACGCACGGCCCGGACAGGGT